GATTTATTCGTTTGATGACTTTACCAGTATCTGTAAGTGTGTACTTGATTTGCAAGAATTTGTATTTGCTCGAAATCTTAACGATTCTAGTTTTCTTACGATTGATATGGATTCCAAGTTCAGCTGTTATTTTACAGACGTTTTCGAGCAAGTTTTCAAGCTCTTCTTTACTGGGATTCATGATGTACCAATCGTCCATATACCTTCCATAAAATTTCTGCTGACGTACATACTTGACGTAATTGTCAATAGGATATGGATAGTAAATTCCAATGACTTGCGAAAGCTGATCTCCAATATTGACAGACTTCTCCATCCACTTTTCGCCAGTGAGCTTCTCTTTTGGAATGTTCCGATACTCCAGTTTATTGAAAGTATCGGTCATACAAGCCTCGTATTCCTCGTCAGACATGTACGAAACATCGATCTGGAAGCCCTTAAATATCAACGTTAAAAGCCAGTCAATAAACTCATCGTCATTGAACAGCTTCAACAATTCTCGTTTGGCAATCTCATGGATAATATTGTCATAGAACTTTGAAAAGTCACCGAATAGAATATAACCGTCATTTCCGTATAATTGGTAGTATTTGTGGAGATGGATTTCGAATCGTTTTCTCTGTTGTGAAATTCCGCGCCCCTTGATAGATGCGCAGTTATCATAGATAATATGTTTCCTAACTTCTGGAAGTAAAACCTCATCGCACAGAGAATGTCGGACGATGCGATCGCGGATTTGAATGCTTGTAATAGGTCTTATCCGGCCTCTTTCGTGCAGCTCGAATTCCTGTGTCGGTCCATTTTGAAGTGTCCGATTTATTAGATCATCTTGGATTTCGAATATGTACCGCAGGAAATTCATCATAAATTTTTGCGTCGATTCTTTCCACTTGCTGCTCTTCACAGAGACCTTATAAGCCCTATACAAGTTATTGGCGTCACAGACAATCTCCTCGTAGTTCATAACCTATTCACCGTTATAACAATACTTACCGTAGTAAATTGTATTAGGCTTTATTATTTATCCTTGCGGAACGGATAGCATCTCCTTCTTCGTTGGTTAATCGAAGAATCCGGACGAACTCCATTAGAGTTCGAAGCGTTGTTGTAGTTCGTATTGCCATTGTTGTTCACATTGGCAAAGTTAGCCGAAGAAACGACGCAATTTTTAGATGTTACCCTTTTTCTAACCGCGACTTAATCGCCATGTCTCTTTGACGCCACCTTTTTATCAATCCGATTTCTCGGTCGATAGCTTTAACATACCGGTTGTATAAATTCAGATCTACATCAAATATTTCAACAACCCGTTGTAACTCATTGATGAGCTGCTCGCAATTTACAATGGCCGCATTCTGGTAATCTCTCCTGGTCTCGTACTCGTGCATTGTCCGTGGGTAAATAGTGTTTGCCGCCCTAACATTGCTCGTTATCAAGGAAGCACATTGGTTTATTTTCGATTTGAAACTCCGCATCAGTTCTCTATACTTAGCAAAGTTTTCTTCCGAAATTTCTCCATACGCATACTTCTTCCGAACAAAGCTGTCCACATCCTTAACACCAAATCCCCTCTGCATAAGGAGTATCAGCATATCATGCAACTCGATCGAGTACGTAATCGCTTCGAATTTTGACTCTTTCCTGTCGCCTAACAGAACGCTCATTCGTAATCTTTACCGGTGATCTCAGCGAACTCCTCTTTGGTGATCCAGCCCATCTTCACCGCATTACGAACCTTGGTCTCATTCCACATTTTCATGCGGTACCAAAGCTTTACTTTACTGTAATTCTTGCTATGTTCCATGGTGATCCTCCTTCTTAAAGCTCTACATTGGACATCATTGCAATGTAGGCGATGTCAGACTGCATTTTGGTTCTGACAAATTCCTCCTCAGAAATATCTCTAAGGACAAACCAGTATTCCCCGGGAATCTGCTCAACGATCTGAACCAGTTCCATGTTCGGATGAACAGTCTCAGTTGTTCCGTCGCTGATAGTAACCGGAGAGCAGTTATCTGCAAATACAGATTCCTCAATCTTTTCTGTAGAAATGAAATTGTTTCCGTTCAGCTTAAGATTGGAAATCTCACTTCCATCACCGAGGGTAATTTTATAGATTTTCTCTTCCATGATTAAAAGCTCCTTTCAAAAATAAAAACGGGGCACAAGGCCCCGCGATTTTAATTAACCAACCGGGAAGACCGGACGAACTCCAAGAGAGTTCGAAGCGTTGCTGCAGTCCGTAGCGCCACCGTTGAGCACATTGGCAAAGTGAGCCGAAGAAACGACGTCTCTTAACCACTGGTTGTAAGATCTGTTTACGATGAATCTCGGGCATACCACGAACAGCGCCAGCTGAGTCTTGCTGATTGTGTAGATACTCGGAACGGTTGAACCATCAGAAGTTGGACTGAAATGAAGATGTCCATACATCATAGGTTCGTTCGGGAGCTCAATGCTGGAATCGAACCATGCTCCACCGGACGGTCTTCCGTTTGCAACAGCATTGCACAGGTATTCTCTGTGAGTAAGAACAGAACCCTGGAAAGCCGCATTAACGATTGTCTTTGCATTCTCCAGGTTCTTTTTATACATCTCAGAACCAACGTATCCACCAGTTGTAACATTGGTAGTATTCATCTGTGCATTGTAAAGTGCTTCATCCGGCATGATAACAAGATGATGGCTGGTAAATGCAGTGTCACCGCAGTTGTACCAGTAATCCATATCAACGATACGCCAGATGCGGCCTCCGATATTCCAATAATCGCCAAGGAACATTCCTTTAAAGGAACCATCCTTAATAGCAGCTTTCTGTACCGCTGTCAGAGCTGTTCCGAGATTCTTACCTCTGAAGATAACCCGGCGAAGCTCCACTGGAGCAAAGCTATCTAACATGGCAAAGAGTGCATCTTCAGCGGCGATAGCCTTGTTTCCGTCCGCAGTCCCGATGAGTAATTTGTTACCAGATACCAGCTCGTTGATCTGGGTGAGTTCGGAAAGATTTACTCCTCCGATAAAATCTTTGGAACTTAAAAGACCGATTAACGCCTTTGCTAAAGCATCTGCCGCAATGGTCTTTGTCCCGTTAGGTCCGTCAAGCAGGAAAATATTACTTGCTGCTAACTCCTGGACCTTTTCGTAGTCTGTGATTTTCATTTAATGAATCCTCCTTTATTTGATGACAAAAATAGCCCGACCTTCGATAACATCACCATTGCTGTCACGGAGAAGATCACTGGAATATGTACGTCCAATGACAGTATCCAAATTGCTGTCGGTAATGGGTGCGTCCGAAGAATCGAGCACGTCTCCGTAAGTACGGTATCCATTGTCGTAAAGCTTCTGATATACCGTGTATTCGTTTTCAAGGTTGGAACTGAACTGATTAAGAATGTCTACCTGCTCCTGCAACTCCAGCAGCTTCTTAGCAAGGCTTGCCGCCGTATTGCTATCTAACAGTTCCTGTAACTGATCAAACCATTCTCGAAATTCTGTTTCCGACTTCTGTTTCCAGTCAGCCATTTCTGCAGTATTGATGCTTGTATATTCATTGAACCACGCTTCCCATTTTTCTTTCCAATAGGTACTTGTGGCTTCCATATCTGCTGTATGCTCCGAGTACCAAAGATTCCACTGAGCTTCCCATGTCAAATATGCCGACTGAATCTCCTCAGTCTGTGCCAGAAACCAGGTAGACCACTGCTCTTTCCAAAACTTATTTGTTTCTTCCATATCAGTAGTCTGCTTTTCGTAGAACTCTTTCCACTGGTCCTGCCATTGAGCAATCAAATCATCGATTTCGACCTTGTCCAATGGGGCCGTTACGAATGGACACTCCGAAGTTCCAACGCAGTTCGTGATGTTTGCCTGTCGAATAGAAGTAACTCCGGCGCCGACATAAATATACGCCAGTGGATATTGCCAGCGATCATTTGTCTTCACCATCGTAGGTTTCATTGGATTCGATGCTGGGGTTCCTTTAATGATTTTGATGTCATTTGCTCTGACGGCCTCTCTCGAATCCACTTCAAGTACAACGGCATCATATCGGTTCAGCAGAATCTCGGACTGTGGAACTACTAACGGTAGCAGAGCGTCATTCAGCGTCCAAGTGTGATTGAACCAGGCTCGTCCGATACCAACGTTGATAATCATTGCTTCCGATTCTTTTACAACCATTGCAGTTCCGACATGCTGCAAGATTCCGTCCTGAATGATTCCATCGAAAATACTGGACATCTGAATAGCATCGTAGCGCCGATCTCCTTCTTTTGAATTATAAAATCCAAATGTTACACTCACTTCTTCATCACGCTCCTTCCTGTTCTATAGTCTTAAAAGTCGGATAGACGGAATAACCGTCCTTATCTTCTGAGCGAACAATTTCAAGAATACGAGCTTTTGTCTCGTGTCCGTATTCGTTCGCAATCTGTACAATGTCCCCGTTAAAGAAATCTTTTCCATACTGGAACATGATGGTTGTTTCTGTTTCTCCCTCAAACGAGGTAATGCTCACATTTTCTGCAAGTTTTTCTTTTCCTCTTTGCTGCAACTGAGCCATATACTCAGCGTCGGTCAACGCGTCATCGCTTCCAACATTTGAAGAGATGTCACGAGCGTCCGTAAACAGTTCCCTACGATTCAAACCAGAACCACCGCCAACTGTAGTGTATCTTCGTCCAGCACCCTCGCCTTCTCCGCCAACCAAAGTCACGGTTTTCAACGAAGCTTTAGATTCGATATAGTTACTGTTGATGATATTCTCAAATTTCGGAGAGAATATAACATATGGATTCTCTGTCTGATCGTATGACCTGTCGGAACCGGCATACAGCTCAAAGACAAACTGCTTTTCATCATTCAGAGTAATCTTGAAACCTATACCTTGCTCCTCGCAAATTTTCTGAATGACATCGTACAGATTATCGCCTGTATACTGAGCTTCCAGTTTCAACTTTGTGATTGCCGAGTCGGTTGATTCTTTGAAAATAAAGTTTGAAATTTTTCGATTACTGTCTGACGGAGAAATTACATTCTCGTTGAGCAGTGTTTTTATTCCATTTTGAAGATTTCCGCTTAATAGTTTCTGTCCCCAGACGATTCGCCTGTCGAGGATAGATTCTAATGAACGCCCAGTAACCGTTACATGGTTACCGTCTTCGGTATCTGAAGTAATCTGGATTTTCTCCACGATCATCACATGTTCAGATTCCTTGCTCTGCAAATAGTAATCCTGTTTGATGTAGTCAAGAAGACCCTCTCGCATTGCTTCATACAGTTCAAAGTCACCGTAAGCGTAATACCGATCTGTCCAGATGAAGGACTCGTACGTATCCACAATAGAGACAGCATCTAGGTTGGTGTTTAAAATTGTCACATCCATAGTGCTTATACCCCCTCGTAGACTATACGGTTCTCAATCTTAAACTGTAAATTTGTACTTCCGTACTCAGCCGTATAAGCAAAGATGTTGTCGCCCTTCGCAAGCTGGAACCAATCAGCGTTTTTATCCAGGCAGTTCAAGATGTTTGTAGTCTTTCCGTTCCTAAGAAGCGTAATCGACTTGTTTCCTTTTACGGTGCAGATATTGATTTCATCACCTGCTATAATTCCAGAGCCAGTGAATTTCTCCAATTTATCGGTATCGATCCGCATCACTTCACGAGTACCGGTATTGTAGATCGTAATATTGCTGGCTTCACCGATTGCGTGAATCGTAATAGTCACTCCGATTTCAGCGTCGCCATTATATACAACCACCTGCTCTGTTTCATTTTTGATTTCTCCCATTTCCAGCAACGGGTCCTGAAGAGATTCGTTACTGAAAGGAAACTCAAACAGTGCCTCTACGCCATAGAAGATGGTCGTATTGAGTCCGTCCTTTCCGGCAGAATAAAAGAAAGGATTCGGACACACGATTGAGATATCCGAACCCTCGTCTTTACTAAATATTGTTGGATCGTTTGATTCGACGTATCCTTCAATCTCCGCCTGCCTGTTATCGGTTTCAATAAGCATGGTAAGTTTCTTTTTAATAGGAAAATACTTGTATGAAAGCTGTCTTACGTCTTCAATGGAATCCTTCCACATATACGCAAGAGAAATAACAATGTTTCGGCTTGGCATCCTTGAGGAATTGAACAGGCTTCCATCGTTTGTAGCAATTTCTGTCGTATTGATGTTCGCTTTTCCTGGTCCCAAGCCAGTTACAGACTTGATGATGAAACCGGATTCCTCCGGTCTCGCCAAATCAAGTCGGATACTATCGCCAAGATAGTTTGTAAACGTGACTGCTCGAATCAAGTTTCCACCATCCTTTCCATCGCCGAGAACTGATTCTTCGTCTGCCGATAAATCTCCGTTCTCGACAGTGCCTTAGGCGAATAGTTATTCTGTGTAAAGTTATAAGAGTTTCCTGTATTCGGATTGGTATCTTCATTTTGAAGATCCTGTCCACGAGATGCTGCAATTCCTGTGCTAACTGTCAATGCCTGTGATCTACTGAACAGTGTATTCAGTCGATGACTCTTCTCCTCAACGTCTGACAGATCCAGAATCGGTCGAATCGTAGGCTGAGTATCAACACCGTTGTCGATCATGTCCTTTACCTTTGCGATTGCGTTTCCAAGACCTGTTTTGGCTGATTTAGCCATGTCCGCACTTGCGTTATATGCCTTTACTGCATAGGTTCCGATTGCATTGACAAACCCCAATCCAAAGAAGTCACCGATGTGGTATCCGACTCTGGAAGGTGAATGCTCGTCTAGTTCATCTTCTGCTGCTTCTGCCGCAGCCCTTGCCATTGCTCTGGCTTTCGCTTCTGCACGATATGTGTTCTCACTGATTCCATCGGCAAAGCCCTCTACCAGGTAAGCACCAGCCTGTTTAAACTGTTCATGGTAGTCCCGGATAGCCGTTACAGAAGCATTAAGATTTCCAGTGAAGGCAGTTTTTACCTCTTCGGCTTTTTCCTTAATGCCGGCAATGAGCTTGATCATGAGGTTTGAACCAGCTGTATTGAACTGGATTTGCTTGTTGTTTATAGCAGTAACACAACCGCTAATAATATTGGTAATTGCGGTTTTGGTATTTCCGTCCTGAGATTTGATTCCGGTGATGAATTTCGTCATCAATGTAGAGCCAGCCGTATTGAACTGGGTTTGATAGTTTGTAAGGGTCGTAAGTACAGCCTGCATCATGGTCGTAAACGTAGATGTCATATTGCTCTTTTGCGCATTAGCAGCATTGATGAATGTTGTCAACATAGATGTTGCGGCTGATGTCACTCTTCCGCTCGCATCTGTAAATGCGTTAATAAAGCTGTCGATTCCGTTATTTCCAAGCTGTGTAAGTGCTGTACTGAAACCGCTCATACCACTCGTATCCAACTCAGCCATTCCCTTAGCCATCTCAACAAGGCGATTTACCTGTGTGATTACGCTCGACATGATTCCGGTATCAATTCCAGAAATAGAATCTGAATAACTCTTAATTCCACTTCCAAACTGAACCAGACTGTCACCGAAACTGCCAAGATCGTTGTCGCCGGTAAACCAGCTTACAAGTCCTCCTGTATTCGGGATTGTATTGGCAAGTTCTACAAGAGCTTTACCAGCTGTTGCTGAGTTCGTAATAGCCGCGGAGTCCATACCCATAATAGCTTCAGAATATGCCTTCATAGCTTCACCGAACGGTACAAGTTTCTCACCGAAAGTATCAACATCGTTGTTTCCAGTAAAGAATGCTACAACGCCACCTGTATTGGGAACAGTATCAGCAAGCTCGACTAAAGCCTTGCCCGCCGTTGCAGAATTGACGATTGCATCGGCTTCCAGTCCACGAACCGCATCGCCAAATGCTTTCATTGCTTCGCCAAATGGTACAAGCTGTTTTCCAAACTCACCCATATCGTTTTCACCAGCAAAGAATCCTACGACACCACCAGAATTTGGAATGGTTGTTGCCATCTCTGCCATGGCCTTGCCAGCGATTGCCGCTTCTGTAACGGCATTTGCATCGAGTCCAGTAATTGCATCCCCGAACTGTCTAATAGCTTCGCCAAATGGTACAAGCTGCTTTCCAAAGGCAGTCATGTCATTTTCTCCTGCGAAGAAAGACACTAATCCGCCTGTATTTGGAATTGTGGCTGCCATTTCAGCTAATGCTTTGCCAGCTGTCGCCGCATTTGCCACGATTTCCCCGTCCATGTTTCCGATAGCTAACG